TATGTACACAATACACTTACACAAAAACACCGCTTACAGAATGTCCACAGAAAGAGCCAAGAGAGAGAGAGAGGGTAGAAAACAATAAGTGAGTGGAAATGAATATGAAAAAAATTCATACAAAACATGAATTAACATGAAATTTATTCACTCAAAAAAAATTTTTTACCTAAAAATAAAATAATCTTCTGTCATATCCTCTACTTCTATCCCTTTGTTTCTCTTGAAGTTTCTGTCTCTGTCCGCTTCGCTCGTTCGTTGTTTTGGGGATTTTTTCCCTAATATCTTCCTGATACCATCAGCCAGTGGTAATCAGGGTTCACTTTAACCAGCTCAAATGAAAGGAGCGCATCATGGCTAAACTGACAGTAAACACTTCCGCAATTAATGAATCCACCAAAGCAACTGAATGGTTGCGGGTAGATGTTCGCATTGGCTCAGACTGGGTACAGGTAGGCTTCAATGCCTTAAATGGTGACTATGCCGACAAAGGTGCTGTTAAGCTCGTAAAATCATTGGGTTTGTCAGCAGATAAGCCAGAAGTAATTGCAGAGCAACGCGGTATCAAATTCAGCTTTAAGACTGCTGAAGCAGATACTGGTGTGTTCGATACATCTGACCTGATTTAAGGTTAACAAGAGGGACGCAAGTCCCTCTTTTAATTTTGTGAGAATACAGAAAGGACAGACTTATCAAGTGAAATATGAAGATGTTTTAGGTTATACATCTGTATCTGTAGTTTATGCCGATAACATACAAGAAGCTTGGCGTGAAGCTTCTAATGAAGCACCAATCAATGCTGTACCAGTAACTGTTGAATGGTTATTGGACTATTAATTTCCCCTTTCTTTGTGCCTTCGGCACATCGTTGTTTTGGGTTTGTTCCCTGTTTATTAACTTAAAGGATATTATATGTACATTCCAGAAAATAAAACCATTCTCACTTATAATGGTAAAGTAAAGAAAGACATTGATGAACCAACATTGAGAGAGGTTGGAACTATCATTGAAAATAAATGTGGTAACACACTAGTTATCATGCTGAACAATATTCAGACTGGTGATGGATTTGGTTATGTACTCGCTAATAAAGAGTACAAAGGTAAGTTCTTCTTACTGGAAGAAGAGCTTGAAACATTAATTAAACATGGCGATTTCACCGTGAAAGGACAATAAAATGAAGAAATTCTTATGGTATGTTTTATGCTTTCTGGTAGGTGTACTGTTGTCATTTGCCTTTAAATCAGAGGCATCTGATGAACCAATCACTGACACTGAAGTGGAAACTCAGTATCAAGAGATGTATCAAGAATCGCCTATTAATGGTGTAGTTCTTGAACCAGTAGATGAATAACCAAAGGGACAGTTGTCCCTTTTAATTTTATAAATGTACAAACCAAAGGAATAATCATGAATAAACTAATTAGTTTAGTGCAGTTGGAAATTGCTTTGAAAAGAGCAGGTATTGCTGTAACAGAAGAACAGCTTGAAACTCTTAAACAATCCTTATTTACACCTCAAATAGGCGAGAAATGGGAAATGAATAAGAAAGTTTGCACTGTAGAAATGACAGATGTATACATTATCAAT